CAGAAGATGGTCAACGGCGGCACCCGCGCGTGGTTGAACAACGCGGGCATCTCCTCAGGCGTTCAGATCTTCATCGACCAGTTCAAGATCACGCCGCTCGACGGATCGATGGACATCACGCCCAACAAGGTGTGGGGCGTCACCGCCGAGGGGATGTCCGATGACGTGCGCAAGTTCATGCAGGTCTTCGAGATCCCGAACCGCGGCAAGGAGTTGATGGAGATCATCAACTACGCCATGAGGCTCGCCGAGGAACTGAGCAACATCCCGTTGGTGTCCCAGGGCCAGGTCGGCCCGAACGATCCGCAGACCTTCGGCCAGGCTGAGCTGCAGAACAACAACGCGAACACGCTGCTGCGCCAACTGGCCTACTCGCTTGACGATCACGTGACCGAGCCGCTGGTGGACGACTTCTACGAGTGGCTGCTGCTGTCCCCCGAAGTGCCGGACGACGAGAAGGGCGACTTCGACATTGACGCCCGCGGCTCCGTCACGATGGTCGAGAAGGCGATCCAGGAGGCCACGCTGGTCAACATGCTGGCACTGGCGCTGAACCCGGCCTACAAGCAGGACCCGGAGAAGGTCTTCCGCGAACTGCTGAAGGCCAAGCGCATCGACCCGGACAAGACGGCGCTCACCGACGAGCAGATCGCGCAGATGACGAGCCAGCCGCCGCCGAAGGCGCCGGCCGTCGAGGCCGCGCAGATCCAGGCGGCCAGCCGCGAGAAAGTGGCCGCCCTACAGGCGCAGACCGCCGAGCGCCGCATGCAGACCGACATCGACCGCGATGCCGTGTACGAGCAGTCCCGCCGCGACATCGTGGCCATCACCGCAAAGTCTGCCGAGGCCAAGCGCCTGCAGGACTACCAGCTCGCGCTGGCCAAGTACGCCAACGACCGCCAGATCACGCTTGACCAGGCCAAGGTGGAGCTCACCAAGGCAGCGATGGAACTGCAAACGCAGGTCCGGCTGGCCACGAGCGGGACCGGCAAGGCGCCCCAGGTGGCCACGCCAGCCATCGAGCCTGTTGGCCGGGCGCCGGACGGTGAGGCATTCCAGCGATGACGCCACCCGAGCGATTCGCGCTGTCCGATTCGGACAAGGTGTCGCCGACTTGGCTGCGCCTGAAGAAACACCTGCAGGCCCGAGCCGAGGCCCTGCGCAACGAACTGGAGCAGGACCTGCCCGAGGATCGGACCGCCAAAGTGCGCGGCCGCCTGGCAGAAGTCCGCGCGCTCCTGTCCGTCGAGAAGGATCCGCCGCCCACGTGACGGCATCGTTGGCAGCCGACTGAGACACGCCGGCTGCTCTGGTCGTGCGCCGCAACGCGCACTTGTTCATGGAGCAATCAATGTCTGGAGAGACACAGGACGCTGACATCGGCAGCGAGGAACAGGATTCTGACTTCGACTCTGGTTTTGCCGGGGCCGCGACGGAAACGCCGCTGGACCAAGGCCAAGGAGGCGAGTCTGATACCAAGCCCACCGAGCCGACACCGGCCGCCACATCGACCCCCGAAATCGTCAACCTCACGCGCGAACAGTTCGAGCGCCTGAACACCGCTGCCGACAAGCTCAACGAGCTCGAAGCAACGGTTCGCAAGCAGTTCGACACGGCGTTCGGCGGGATGGGTGCGCTCAAGCAGAAGCTGGAGAGGCTGCAGACGGAAACGCCCGCAGGCCAGCCGATCGAACTGAGCGAGGACGACTTCCAGGAGCTGCGCGAGGAGTACCCGGAACTGGCGGATCACACCGTCGCCGGCCTGCGCAAGATCTTCGGTCGGTTCAAGGGAACCGGATCGGCATTCGACGCCGAGACCTTCGACAAGAAGGTCAACGAGCGAGTGAGTGCCGCTGTCAGCGAGGCGCGACGCGAGACGCTGGAAATCATGTTCCCGGACTGGGAGCAGGAGGTCCGCACGGAATCATTCGGATCCTGGCTCAACGGCCAGCCCGAGGACGTGAAGGCCTTGGCCGCGTCCGACAAGGTGACCGACGCCGCGCGCATGCTGCGCCTGTACGAAAAGGCCAAGGTGGCACCGCCGCCCGCCCGAACCCAGACACCGGCCCCGAACAGGGCCTTTGCACGCACGACTGCAGCAGCCGTGCCCCCGCGAGGCGACGGCGGTCATCCGCCCGGTCCGAGCGAGGACGACGACTTCGAAGCCGGCTTCAATTCCAGACACCGATCCGGATAGAGCCGATCACAGAACCCCGCAGGACAGGCCCGCAGATGCGGGCTTTTTTGTTCCTGCCCGCATAGGAGGTCATCATGACCGTTCAAACCTTCGCCCTCACCCCTGGGCGGATCAACAAGTTCAAGGGCCAGATCCTGGCTCACGCCGTTCCGCTCGAAGTGCTCGGCAAGACCGGCCGCCAGGTCAAGCTGCCGCGCAACAACAGCGACACCTACGTCGCGCGTCGCTGGCTGCCCTACGGCGCCACGGCGACCGACGCCAACACGATCAACCGGTTCTTCCAGAACGGCACCGGCGACCGCGGCAACGCTGTCGTGCAGGCCAACCAGATCTCGGAAGGCGTCACGCCGTCGCCCGAGTCGATCACGCCGCAGGACATCACGGTTGTCGTGCAGCAGTACGGCTGCCTGTACGGCTTCACCGACAAGACCTACGACCTCTACGAGGACGACATCCCCGCGGCCATGATCGAGCAGATCGGCGAGCGCGTGACGTTCGTCAACGAGATGATCGTCTGGGGCGCGCTGCGTGCCTGCACGAACCAGTACTACGGCGGCACCGGCACCAGCCGCGCCACCGTGAACGGCGCGCTGACGCTGGGCATGGTGCGCAAGATCGCTCGCAACCTGCAGGCCAACCACGGCAAGCCGGTCAACAGCGTGCTGTCGGCCAGCGGAAACTACGGCACCGACGCCGTGGCCGAGGGCTACACGGTGTACTGCCACACCGACATGGAGCCGGACATCCGCGATCTGCCCGGCTTCGTGCCGGCGGAGAAGTACGCCTCTGGCAAGCCGATGCCCAACGAGATCGGCAAGTGCGAGCGGTTCCGCTTCATCACCAGCCCCGACCTGCCGTCCATCCAAGACGCCGGGGCCGCGGTGGGCTCCACCGGCCTGCAGTCCACGACCGGCACCAACATCGACGTGTACCAGTTCATCGTCACGGCGAAGGACGCATGGTCGCAGATCGCGGTGCGCGGCAAGGAGTCGCTGGACCCGACCTACCTGCCCCCGGGCCAGAAGTCCAAGAGCGACCCGCTGGGCCAGCGCGGCTACGCAGGCACCATCTGGTGGAAGGCGGTCATGCTGGAGAACCAGGGGTGGTTAGCGGTTGGCAACGTTGGCATCCGCACCCTGAGCTGATGAGCGCGGGCCGGGGCAACCCGGCCCCGTTCCAACCAAGGAACTCACCATGCTTGGCACCATCGCCCAATGGCTGGCGGGAGTGAACGATGTTCGCACCCGCCGCAATCTGCAGCAGGTTCTCAACCCGATTGGGGACCGGATTTCCAGCCACTGCCTGACCTCGGCGGGCCTTGCCATCAAAGCCGGCGGCAGCGCCGTCGTGAAGGCGGGCTCGGCGTTCTACGCCTCGGCGCAGGGGATCCTGGTCACCAAGGCAGCGAACACGGACATGGCGGCGCTCTCGGGCACCGTCACGAACGCGATGTTCAACGTCTACGCCTTCTACATCGACTCGGCCGGCACGCTGACGAGCGCGATGGGCACGGAAGGCGCAACCCTGGCTGCTGTCGTCATGCCCCCGGTCCCGGCGGGCAAGGCGACCGTCGGCTTTGTGGTCATCAACCCGACTGGCACCGGCAACTTCGTCGGCGGCACCACGCCGCTCGATGACGCGACCGTCGTGCCCAACGCAGCCTACGTGAACCTGGTGGCCGGATTCGACCCGACGGTGATCCTGGGCGCGACCCTGTAACGCATCTGTCCTCAAGGAGAACTCCATGGACTTCCTTTCCCAGCAATCCCTGACCGGCTGCCTGATGAATGCGGCCCTGGCCGCGGGCACGACCTCGACCATCAGCACCACGGGCACCACGCACTTCGCCATCAAGGGCAAGGCGTACAGCACGGCGGCCAAGACCAACGCGGCCACTCCCACCACGGACGCGGCCACCGGCCAAGCCTTCACCGGCATCACTGCCAACCAGGGCACCGTCGTGGTCGTCGGCCTCGACTCCACCGGCGCGGTGAAGGCGGCTCAGGGCACCGTGACGGCTCTCGACTCGTCCGGCGCCTTCGTCGTGGCGCCGCAGATGCCCTACGTGCCGGACACCATGTGCCCCATCGGGTACATCGTGCTCAAGGCCGGCAGCACCCTGTCGGGCACCTGGACCTTCGGCACCTCGAACCTGTCCGGTGTGTCGGGCATGACGTACACGTTCGTGAGCGTGGCCCTGGGCCTGCCAGGGCGTCCGCAGATCTCGTAACCAGACGAGACGACCAAGCAAGGGCCTCCTTCGGGAGGCCCTTTTTCATTCACCCCCCAGGAGATCACCATGCCCCGAGGCATTCCCAACGTCCGCAAGGAAGTGCACACCGCCGACATCGCCATCGCCGAGGCGCCGGAAGCTGACATCGAGCATCGCAGCGAGACCATCATCCCGGTGGACAAGCCGCTCGATGCGGACTACGCCGAGGCGCTGGCCTTCATGGAAGAGCCGATCACGATCCGTATCGAGCCGAGCGACGAGGAGAACGCCCCCATCGTGATCGACTGCTGGGTCAACGGCAAGGGCGCCGAGGTGCTCGACACGCTGACCGGCAAGTTCATGGAGATCAACTGCCTGCCCATCGGCCAGCCCATCATCACCAAGCGCAAGTACGTCGAGGTGCTGGCACGCTCGCGCACCGACCGCGTGACGAGCCAGGAGGAGACGGCGCACCCCGACGTGGGCCGCGACGGCTTCAAGGTGCAGCGGCGCAGCCAGCGCAAGAACATGTTCTCCGTGCTGGAGGACAAGAACCCCAAGGGCCGCGAGTGGCTCAACCGGATTCACGCCGAGCGTTGAACGGCTGACGAGCGATGGACTACATCACGCTGGCGCAGACGGCGCGGATCAAGTGCCGCATGCCGGGGAGTGGCCCGACGGCCGTCACCGGCCAGACGGCCGAGTACCAGCGCCTGCTGCTGTACATCAACGAGGCGTGGCTCGAAGTCCAGAACGCTCGCACCGACTGGCGCTTCATGCGCGGCTCGGCCACTTGCCCTACGGTCAATGCGCAGTACGCCTACAGCCCGACCACCGACTTCGGCCTGACCGACTTCGCGTACTGGGCGCTGGACTACGCGCAGAACGACACGTTCCGCAACTACGTCACGGCGTCGGGCCTGTCCTCCGAGATATTCATGGAGACGTGGGACTACGACTGGTGGCGCGACGCCTACCTGTACGGCGCCCTGCGCACGGCCTACACCCGCCCGATCGGCGTGGCGGTGGCGCCTGACAACACGCTTGTGTGCGGGCCGATACCGGCGTCCGGGTACACCCTGGTCGGGGACTACTACAAGATCCCCTCGCAGATGTCCGCGGCCACGGACACGCCGAGCCTGCCATCGCAGTTCCATTGGGTCATCGTCTACGGGGCGATGAAGCGGTACGGCATCAGCGAGTCGGCGCCCGAGGTCTACGACGAGGGCGAAGCGGGCTGGCAGCGCATGATGCGCCAGATCATCCAGACGCAGACGCGGCGCATGACGCTGCCGGGGGCGCTGGCTTGAAGCGTCCGACGTTCCCGCCGGTGCAGCCGGACTACTACCCGATGGGTG